AAAAAAAAATGGACATTTCAAACAAAATTTTATCGGACATTACGGTCTATATGAAATACTCAAAGTATAATCCTGAATTAAATAGGAGAGAAACTTGGGAAGAGTTGGTTACTAGGAATATGAATATGCATATTAAAAAGTACCCACATTTAGAAGCAGAGATTAGAGAGAATTACAAATTTGTTTATAATAAGCAAATTTTACCATCAATGCGTTCAATGCAGTTTGCAGGAAAGCCAATTGAGATAAGTCCAAATAGAATTTACAATTGTGCATTCGCACCAATTGATGATTGGAGAGTATTTTCTGAAATTATGTTTCTTCTTTTAGGTGGAACGGGTGTTGGGTATTCTGTACAAAAACATCACGTGGATGCTCTACCTGAAATAAGAAAGCCATCCGCCGAAAAGACAAGAAGATTTCTAATAGGTGATTCAATTGAAGGATGGGCGGATGCGATATCTGTATTGGTTAAAGCATACTTTTTTGGTGGATCGAAGCCTGTTTTTGATTTTAGAGATATCAGACAAAAAGGAGCTAAATTAGTAACATCAGGCGGTAAAGCACCTGGACCACAACCACTAAAAGAGTGTTTAATCAAATTAGAAGGAATTTTAGATATACACACTGATGGTGATAAATTAAGACCAATTGAAGTGCATGATATGGTTTGTCATATTGCAGATGCGGTATTGGCAGGTGGTATTCGTAGAGCAGCCCTAATTTCATTATTCTCCGCAACAGATGAGGATATGATTAGTTGTAAGAGTGGGGATTGGTGGGAAAATAATCCACAAAGAGGTAGAGCAAACAACTCTGCGGTATTGATGAGACATAAAATAGATAAAAATTATTTTATGGATTTATGGAAAAGAATTGAGGCAAGTGGTGCAGGTGAACCGGGCATCTACCTATCAAATGATAAAGATTGGGGAACTAACCCTTGTTGTGAAATCGCATTAAGACCTTTTCAATTCTGTAATTTATGTGAAGTGAATGTAAGTGATGTTAGTACTCAAGAAGAATTAAATGATAGAGTTAAAGCCGCATCATTCGTAGGAACATTGCAGGCGGGTTATACAGATTTTCATTACCTAAGACCTATTTGGCAGAGAACAACTGAAAAGGATGCCCTAATTGGTATATCTATGACAGGTATAGGAAGTGGTGCGGTATTGAAATTGGATATGAAAGCGGCATCTAAAGTTGTTAAAGCAGAAAACAAAAGATTAGCAGAGATACTAAATATTAATGTATCTGCAAGAACTACAACTGTAAAACCTGCTGGAACTACTTCATTAACATTAGGTACATCATCGGGAATACACGCGTGGCACAATGATTACTATATTCGTAGAGTTAGGGTTGGTAAAAATGAATCAATTTATACACATTTATTAATAAATCATCCAGAATTGGTTGAAGATGAATATTTTAGACCACATGATACGGCGGTTATTGGGATACCACAGAAAGCACCCGATACTGCGATATTCAGAACGGAATCACCTATTCAACTTTTAGAAAGAGTTAAGAAAGTTCATTCGGAGTGGATTAAACCTGGACACAGATCTGGAAATAATACACACAATGTATCCGCAACAGTTTCTATAAGAGAGCACGAATGGGATGCAGTTGGTGAGTGGATGTGGGAAAATAAGGAGTTTTATAATGGATTATCGGTATTACCATATAATGGTGGAAGTTATATTCAGGCTCCGTTTGAAGATTGTACTAAGGAAAAATACGAAGAACTAATGAAAGCATTGAAAGATGTTGATTTGAGTAAAGTAATTGAATTAGAAGATAATACCGATTTGAGTGGGGAATTAGCCTGCGCTGGTGGGGCGTGTGAAATAAAATAATTGTGAATTATAATAATGATTATACTAATGAGTTATATTACATTGAAGATGGTAAGGTGGTATTTACCCCTTACCATCATATTCAACGAGGTTTCTGTTGTGGGAACGGCTGCCGTCATTGTCCATATTATCCGAAACACATAAAAGAAAATACAAATTTAAAAAATAAAAATTATGACAACAATAGTGAAGAAATTTAGTGCTACGTGGTGTGGTCCTTGTAGGATGTTAGCACCTATGATAGAGAGTATTAAACCATCGTATAGTGGTGTAAAATTTGAAGAAATTGATATTGATGAATATTCGGATATAGCAGAGAAATACGGAGTTAAATCAGTACCAACTGTAATCATCGAAAAAAATGGTGTTGAAGTAAATCGTTTTGTTGGAGTTCAATCAGCAATGACATATAGAAACGCAATTAACGAAGTTTTATAAATTATAATAATAAAGGTTATGTCAAACGAAGAACTAATTGAAGAAATACTAATGGAAGCCGATATGTACGGATTACGTGCAGAAGTTTTAGAAACGGCTAGAAAGTATATGGAAACCGATAAAACAATAGATAGGGTGCATGTGTATGAACTGGCATTTTGTGATTGGGTAAAATAGTTATATGTGTGGAATAATAGGTGGAAATGGTTTCAATGAAACTACCATAGGGGAAGGTATATCCAAAATAATACACAGAGGTAGAGATTGTTCAAAAGTAGAAATGATAGATGATTTTTATTTCGGACATAATCGGTTATCTATTCAGGATATATCTTCGGAAGCAAACCAACCAATGTGGAATGCTGATAATACTGTTTGTATTATTTACAATGGTGAGTTATGGGATAGTGGTTATACTCAAAATTTAAAAGATAGTATCACAATTCCATTTAGAACAAAATCTGATACAGAGGTAATTTTAAACGCGTATTTAGATTATGGGGTTGGTTCATTCGGTGAATTGGATGGTATGTTTTCGTTTTGTATTATAGATACTAGAATAGATACTTCATTTTTAGTTAGGGATTATATTGGAGAATTGCCATTTTGGTATGCAATTGATAATGCCGGTAAATTGTTCTTTTGTTCTGAAAAGAAAGGATTGCCAATATCAGAACTATATGAGAAACAGGTTAAAGTAGTTTATCCTGGTACATACCTACAATATAATTACAAAACATTAGAACATTCAACTCAAACTTACTACAAATTACCAACTGAAATTATTAATGATGATAGAGAAACTATTATCAAAAATATAAGAAGTATGTTAGAAGAAGCCGTTAGAGTAAAAATGGTATCTGACGTTCCAATCTGCACCATTCTAAGCGGGGGCATCGATAGTGTTATCACAACTTACATTCTTTCTAAAATAAACCCGGACATTGAGGCATTTGTAGTTTCAATGGGAGATGGTAATACCAAAGATGATGATATAAAATATGCCAGAATTGCAGCAAAAGAGTTTGGTGTAAAACTGCATGAAATAATATTAACAGAGGATGATGTTAAAGATGCGATAAATGAAACCCTATATGTTATAGAGCAAGCTAGGTGGCAAAATGTAGGTTCGGCAATTGCACAGATTGCATTAGGAAAACGGATAAATGAGTTAGGATTTAAGGTTGTATTCAGTGGTGATCTTTCTGATGAAATTTGGGGTAGTTATGGGCACATACAGGCATTTCATTACAAACCAGATGATTATGATAAAGCACGGAGAAAGTTGGTAAGTGATGTACATAAAACAAATTTCTTAACAACAAATCAATCAATTATGTGGGGTGGTACTGTTGAAGTTAGAACACCGTATAGTTGGAGACCATTCGTAGAGTATTCACTAAATATACCACCATTATATCAAAAAGAAAATGGGCATATGAAACCTCTTTTAAGAGAAGCATTTAGAGGTGAAATCAGTGATGAATTACTTTGGAGAAAAAAAGTATTCTTTGCGCAGGGTTGTAGAACTGCTGATTTAATTGAAAGTGAAAAAAAGACTTTGAAATCTCAATTAAATTCCTTATATTTGTATAAGGATACTCTTAATCTAAATAAGTTTTTTAAATATGCTTAATTTTATAAATTTTTTAAATATGTTAAATTTCGTAAAAGCGGAAAGTGGCTCAAACAAAATATTAGAAGCCACCAATAATGCAATGTCTATAATAGACCTGTATCCAGATATATTCCCACACCTATATAAGCAGGGTTTTAAATTAGAAAAATATTTTGAAAAGGGAAACATCATACTGCAAGATGGAGTTGTAATTACATTTGGTAGATATAAGAGTAAAGGTAGATTATCAAAAAACGCAACCACATATAAAAAGAGTGGAGATTTTATACTACATCAAATTGCATCAAACGGTTCAGTTAAAGATGGTGCTAAAAGTGTATTGAATGAGTTTATAAAGTATTGTAAAAAAGAAAGAGCCGAAAACTTATACCTAACTGTAAGAGAGTTTAACACAAAGGCAGTTGCTTTTTATTTAAAAAATGGATTTATAATAGACTCTAAAATACATTGGACAAGTAAAAAAGATGGAGTAATACCTGGATTAGTTTTCAGATTAAGATTAGTTGCAGATAAAAATATAGAAACCGTATGTATATAGAATATTTTAATAAGTTTAAAGGAATGACACCGTATCTTCATATTGATAAGGAAGAGTGGAGTTATATAAAAAATACATTCGAAATAAGCGATGTAAAAGAAAGTTTGGCAACTATCTGTATGGAGTATCCATTACCAACTGCAGATTTAACTGAAAGTGATGCCAGAAGTGAATACCTTTCATTAAAGGGAACGAGGTGGCGTGAATTATTAAAAGAAGGTGAATGGTTTCCGAGAAAAGCAACTGATAGTAAGTATTCATTAGACTTTAAAGGAAAGAAACAGTATATACGAAGAATAAATACTGGCAACGCTGCATCTAATTATTTTCAACAAAGAAATAGATGGAGTGTAGATGGTACGGTTTCACCCGGACCGCAAAGAACTTGGGAAAGTTTTGATTTTATGAAAACCTTAATGGGTGGTTTATACACTCTAAAATTTGAATCAGTAAGTAGAAACGAATTAAGAGTATGTTTGAGCTTACGAAAGTACATATGTTCTCAATTTAAACCAAATGTTGCAAAAGCATTGTATGATTATTTAGAATGTGAAAATGTTTTAGATATATCGGCAGGTTGGGGTGATAGGTTATGTGGATTCTTCGCTAGTGAAAAAGGAAAACATTATGTAGGAATAGACCCTAGAAAAGAAAACCACCCAATATATAGGGAGCAGGCTGATTTTTACACAAAACACAACGGTTTTTTTGAAACAGAAAAGATAGCAGACTTTATAGAAGCACCTGCGGAGGATGCGGACTTAACAATGTATAAAGACCATTTTGATATTGTATTCAGTTCACCACCGTATTTTAATGTTGAAAGATACTCATATGATGATACACAGAGTTGGGTTAGATATAAAAATATAGATGCTTGGAATAAACTATTCTTACATAAAACCATAGAAAATGTGTGGCCAACCATTAAAGATGGTGGATATCTTGCAATAAACATTGCGGATGTATATGCTGCTTCCAAAGGTGATGGTAAAGGGTATCAGGAAATAACAAACCCAATGAATGATTACATTTCAACATTAGAAGGAGCGATTTATGAGGGATGTTTAGGTATGGAAATGGCTAAACGACCTGGAAGTGCTGGAGCAGGCGCAATAATAGAAGGAGATGAGGGTAGATATACCGAAGAGGCGTTATTAAAAGCTGAAGAAGGTAAGAATAAAATATTTTGTGAACCTGTTTGGGTTTGGAGAAAGCAAATAAATTTGTAAAAGTAAAATAAAAGTAGTATATTTATAGAAATCAAAAAAAAAAGTAAAAATTATGAACAAAAATCGTGTTACAAGGTTTATCCAAAAGTATAACTTAGCTGGATTAGTAGAATCAGTTTCTTGGAAAGCTGAAAATGGTAAATTAACTACTCGTTTTATCTCTGATGATAAGACAGTATTGGGTGAAATTCAATTGGATAATTTCAATTTTACTTCACCGGAGTTGGGTATATATACCACATCAACTTTAACAAAATTGTTATCAGTGTTAGGTGATGATATAGAATTAGAACCACAACTAGTAGATGGTAAAGCAGTGAATATTTTCATTAACAGTGATGATACCAAAGCACAATTTCAATTAGCAGATTTGGCAGTAATCCCATCGGTTCCGGATTTGAAGCAATTGCCTGATTTTGATGTAAGTATTGGGTTCGATGGTAAGTTTATTGAAAAGTTTATAAAAGCAAAAAACGCATTGAGTGATGTTGATACATTTACAGTCTATACTGATAAAGGTGAATTGAAATTAGTATTAGGATATTCCAACATTAACTCAAACAGAATTGTGTTTTCAGTAGATAAGGAGTATAAAACCGAAGTTAAACCCATTTCATTCTCTGCAAAGTATTTAAAAGAGATTTTCTCTGCAAATAAGGAAGCAAATTCGGTTGTATTAAACGTATCAACTTCTGGATTAGCGCATGCTGAATTTAAGATTGATGATTTTACAGCAAAGTATTACCTTGTAGAAGTGCAATTAACTGCATAATGGCGTTTAACTATCCAAAAAAATACTTTTACGAAAGAAACGAATGGTTTTACGATCCGGAAGTAAATCTTAAATACGAAGATGTATTGAAGATGTCATTTCCTGATTTTGAAAAATGGGTTGCTTTTTTTAGAGAATTAGTAGTTAGAAAATGGAATGAAACCGGCGCACCACCCCGAATAGGGGTGGATGAGGCCGAGATGATTGAGCAGTTCTCCAAACTACAAACTTATAAAGTGGATAGGTTTGAAGAAAAAGATGATGAGGGTAATGAAGTTATTTTTAACTTTAATAAATTCGCAACACCTGTAAATCAATTCTTTCCGGCTATGTATAAGACGGCTATTGGTGGTTCGGCATACGATAAACCAAAGCCATCTATATATGATGTGTTTTCAGATGATGCATACTTTCCAGAGTTTGTTAAACAAATGAGAAGATTGACAAGGCAAGATGGTATGTATCGTTTTTCTAAAACTTTACATTTGGATAATCCAGAGTTTCACAATTCTCATATACAAAGCGGTAAAGAATGGATTGAAAAATGGACAAGTGGTGGTAGTAAAGAAGGGTATGGGTTTTGTTTATCCCAAGCAGATAGTAAAGTACCATCTCCACCAATTACCGCGCAGGAAGTAAAAGACCTTTACAAAGCGGGTATATTGAAGTATGATAATATATCTTCGCTTAAAACCGCAGACTGGGGTGAGAATATTGATAATTTAACAGATATACCAAAACAACCAATACAAATAAAAGTATATCCATTAGGTCAAACTATATTTCCAGAAGCAACTGCAGCATTCCGTATTGGTATGGGTACACAAGCAGTGGTAAATTTTCCACCATTAACTGCAAAGTATCTTTACAAACGATTTACAGACCATATTAAAGAGCAGGATGTAATCAACATATACGACCCATCGGCTGGTTGGGGTGGTAGGATTTTGGGAGCAATGAGTGTGGATGATAGAAATATACATTACATTGGAAATGATCCAAATACAGAAAACTATATAGAGGAAATTGGTAAAACTAGATATGAATATTTAGCAGAATTTTTTAATAACAAAATACCAGGAGCTTCTAATCCTTTTTGGGGACACTCCAATACCTATGATATATTCACAACCGGTTCTGAAATTATCAGTGAAGAAGCTAGATTTCAAAAGTATAAAGGTAAATTAGATTTTGCATTCACATCACCGCCATACTTCGATAGAGAGAGGTATTCATCAGATGAAAGCCAATCTTTCAAAAAGTTTAGTAATTATAGCAGTTGGAGAGATGGGTTTTTAAAACCAACCCTAACAACTGTATATGAGTACTTACGGAATGATAGATATGCGTGTTGGAACATAGCCGATATTAAAATGGGTCCTGATAAGTTTTTTACATTAGAACAGGATAGTATAGATATACTTACTGAATTAGGAATGGAATACAAAGGGAAACTACGGATGACAATGAGCCCTATGACGGGGATGGATTTATCCAAAGCAAAAAACTGTATGCAGATAGAAGGAACCTGGTACAAATACGAACCAATATTCATATTTTACAAACCATAAATGTATAAAAATATATTCTTTGAAAGAACAAAAAATTTAATCCACCTTTGGGATGATAAGAATGGGCATAGTACCTTTCCATATAGAAAGTACGCGTACAAAAAAGACCCAAATGGGCAACACCTTTCGATGTATGGTGATAAACTTACAAAGGTAGCAAAGTGGGAAAAAGATGAATCAGATGAATTATTTGAATCCGATATTCCAGAAACAACACGTGTATTAGTTGATATATACGATTCTGATATACCATCGGTAGGACATACTGTTATGACCTTTGACATTGAGGTTGAAATGATAAGTGGATTACCAAATACATTAGAAGCAAAAAATGAAATAACTGCAATTGCATCGCATGCCAGTTCAACCAAACTATATGATGTATTCGTATTAGATAAGGAAAAGAAAATAAATAAAAATGAAGAATCATTTGATAAGGCAGGTAGAAAAGTAAATGTGCATGTTTTTGATAATGAGAAAAGTTTGCTAATGGCATTCTTAACATATTACCAATCAGTGGATGCAACGATTTTAACAGGTTGGAATATTGACTTTTTTGATATACCGTATTTATATAATCGTATTAAGAGGGTATGTGGAGAAGGTCACGCAAAGAGATTGTCACCAATTGGGCAAACATTTTATTCACCATATAGACAAAGATGGAGTTTTGGTGGGGTATCTATATTAGATTATATAAACCTATACAAAAACTACAACTATGGTTTGGAGAGTTCTTATACATTAAATCACATCGCTACCAAAGAATTGGGTAGAGGTAAGATTGAGTATGAAGGAAGTTTGGATGATTTATTCGAAAACGATTTACAAAAATTTATTGAGTATAACATAGTCGATGTTGATTTGGTAGTATCTATGGATGAGAAACTTCAATTCATAGATTTATGTAGAGCAATCTGTCACGCTGGATATGTACCGTATGAAGATTATATGTTTTCATCTAAATATTTAGAAGGAGCATGTCTTGCATATCTTAAAAAGAAAGGATTAGTTGCACCCAATAAACCGAGAGATAGAAAGGAAAGAATGCAGGCTCTTAAAGATAACAACCAAGAGAAGTTTATCGGAGCATATGTAAAAGAACCTATCGTTGGTAAGTATGATTGGATTTATGATTTGGATTTAACATCCCTATATCCATCGATTATTATGACACTTAATATCTCACCTGAAACAAAGATTGGTAAAATCACAGGATGGGATCCAGCGGACTGGATTAAGGGAGAAGATAAGGAATACACCATAGTAGGTAAAGATGATACCTATACATACAGTAGAAGTGAATTACAGGATGTTATTAAAGATGGTAATTTGGGTGTAGCAGCAAATGGCGTACTTTATTCGCAAGATACACCTGGACTAATTGCTGATATTTTGGATACGTGGTTTTCACAAAGAGTTGAGTTTCGTAAATTAGAAAAACAATACGGTGAAGCGGGTGATACTGAAAAATATGAGTTCTACGCCAAAAGGCAGTTAGTTCAAAAGATTCTTCTTAACTCTATGTATGGTGTGTTAGGATTGCCAGCATTTAGGTTTTACGATATTGATAACGCGGAGGCGGTTACTATTACCGGTCAAACTGTTATTAAGAAAACTGCAGAAATGGCTAACATCAAATATTGGAAAGAGTTGGATACAAAAGAAGATTACAATGTGTATATCGATACGGATTCAATCTATATGATGGCAGAGCCATTAGTAAAACATAGATACCCTGAATACAAAGAGTTTGATGAAAAAAGAATGGCGGTTGAAGTGGATAATATAGCAACTGAAACTCAAACATTCTTAAATTCATTCTATGATATATTAGCTGAACGATTCTTCTTTATAGCAAAAGATAAGCATCGTTTTGAAATTAAGAAGGAATACATCAGTAAAGCTGGATTTTGGGTAGCAAAGAAGCGATACGCTCAATGGATGATTTTGAAAAATGGAATCCCATGCGATAAGTTAGATGTAAAGGGATTAGATGTTGTTAGAAGTTCATTCCCCAAAGCGTTTCAGGAACAAATGAGTGGTATGTTGAAAGATATTCTAATGGGTAAGGATAATGATTATGTAGATAAGAAGTTATTAGAATTCAAAAACAATATGGTTAATCTACCTGTTAATAAGATAGCAAAAGGTGGAGCAATTAAAGAGTTAAGTAAGTATGATAATGGTAGTTGGAGAAAGGATAGTGGATTAGCAATTGCTAATTTTGAAAAGGGAACACCGGCTCACGTTAAAGCTGGAATTTCATACAATCGATTACTAAAATTCTTCAACGCACCATTTAAGCACGAACCAATTAGAGATGGTGATAAAGTAAAATGGGTATATCTTAAAAATAACCCATTAGGATTGGATACAGTTGCATTTAAAGATTATAATGACCCAAAGCAGATTATGGATTATATAGAGCAATATGTTGATAGAGATATGCTTTATAAGGCAGAATTGGAAAATAAAGTAGATGATTTTTACACTGCATTAAAATGGCAAAAGGCATCGGTGGAAGCACAAACTGCTAAAAAGTTTTTTTCGTTTTAATCGCATTCCTAGCTTGATTATTTAAAAAAAAATACGTATATTAGTAAAAATAAAAATAAATTATTATGAAAAAACAATTAGAAAAAAAAGACAAAATTGAACTTACTCCATCAAAAGAATTTGAGCAAGCTGAATGGTGTTTTCAATTTTTTGAAAATGAACCGGTAGTATTCGCGTTCTCACAAGCTGATGATAATCCTGGCTCATTGGTATTAGAAATAAAACCCACTGAAGATCAGGGATTAACATTTGTTAAAGATGGGATGCAATTTAAAATATTTGCAAGAGAAATCACAGAAGTTGGATTAAAAATGAGAGAGGAACAACAAAGTGCAAGTTAAAATAAAAAAATTACATCCAAACGCAGTAATACCATCATACGCAAAAGAAAGTGATGCCGGTTTAGACTTAATTGCCACTACGATTATATCAAATGAATCGGAGAGTATTACATATGGACTAGGGGTTGCATTAGAAATACCAGATGGGTTTGTGGGATTAGTTTTCCCTCGCTCATCTATACGAAATATGGAATTGGTTTTAAGTAATTCAGTTGGAGTAATCGATGCGGGATATAGGGGTGAGCTTCAAGCTACATTTAATAAACGGTCTGGATTCAATTCCAAAGCATATAACGTAGGTGATAAAGTTTGTCAAATTATTATACTCCCACATCCAATCATACAATTGGTAGAGGCAGATGAATTATCTGATTCAGAAAGAAGTAGTGGTGGGTTTGGTTCAACTGGTAAATAAGAAAATATATGAGTTTTTTTGAAAATGAAATAGCAAAGAGAGAACATACTTTGTGGGTAGAGCGTTACAGACCATCTAAATTATCGGAGTATGTTGGTAATGAAACTGTTAAGGAAACTATTCAACAATATTTGGATAATAACGATATTCCACATTTATTGCTGTATGGTAAAGCTGGTACTGGTAAAACTACATTAGCAAAACTAATTGTAAATACAATTAAATGCGACAGTATGATTATCAATGCATCGGATGAAAATAATGTGGATACGGTAAGAACAAAAGTAAAAAACTTCGCATCATCAATGGGTTTCGCCGGTTTTAAAATCATTATATTGGATGAGTTTGATTATATGACTCCAAACGCACAGGCAATCTTGCGTAATTTAATGGAAACATTCTCTAAACATTGTAGATTTATCTTAACGTGTAATTATCACGAAAAGATTATTGACCCAATAAAAAGTAGATGCCAAACATTTGCAATCACACCACCAACAAAAAAAGATGTTGCAGTTCAGATTATAAAAATATTGGATAATGAAAAGATTAAATACGATGTTAAAAATGTAGCCGATATTATCAGTTCATATTATCCAGATATTCGTAGAATTTTAAATACCTGTCAATTGCAATCCAGTTCAGGTGAATTAAAAGTGGATCATAAAATTATGGTTGAATCAAATTTTCAAACTAAATTGATTGATTTACTAAAATCACAGGATGAGAAACGAAATGTATTTATGGCAATTAGACAGGCAGTAGCAGATAATAGAATAAATGATTATTCTGAAATGTATTCTATGTTATATGATAAGGTAGATGAATATGCGAGTGGGAATACTGCTAATGTAATTTTAACAATTGCAGATGGGCTATCAAAGGATGCATTAGTAGTAGATAAAGAAATAGTATTTACTAGCACAGTTATACAAATATTAAACATTATAAAATAAAAATTATGGAAAATCAACAACAACCTCTACCTGTAAATTTCTCATTAAATGATGCGAGAGATATAGAATGTGAGTGTGGGGCAAAAGTATTCATCACAGGTTATAGATTTAAAAAGATTTCACGCCTAATTACAGGTGGTGATAAAGAATCGGTAATGCCGATTGAGATATATCTATGTGCAACGTGTGGCAAACCTTTACAAGAATTATTACCAGACGAATTAAGGGATAAGAAAGTAGTTGCGTAGTTATGAGTAAGAAGTTATTCGATCATATTAACGCAATTACAACGGAGCAAGATCCAAAGTACTTTGATAAGTTGGAAGAAGATGATATTAAGACATGGAGTAATTTTATGATAAATCGTTTTCTTTCAATGAAACCAGAGTGGGTTGAATTAATTGCAACTATATTACCACTATCACAGACGTTGCAACCTAAAGAAATGTATAAATTATACATTAATATTATTCCAAAAGGAAAGTATTATTTGAAATATATAAAAGGAAAGGGTGAAGCTAAGTACGAACAGTTTTTAGTAGAATTGGTACAAAAGGAATTTGAATGTAGAGAATTACACGCTAATGAATATATTGATATATTGTACTCTACGAGAGAAGGTAGAGAAAATATAAAATACATATGTGAAAAATACGCGATTGCAAAAAAAGAAATTACTAAATTAAAACTTAAAATATAATTTGGTAGTCTCACTTATTTTTCGTATATTTAATATATGGCTAGAGTATCTTTTTCCCAATATAGTATGTGGAGCAGTTGCCCACAACACTATAAATTACAATATATAGATAAATTATCTGAAAGCACTTCCAACATACATTTGGTATTTGGGACAGCGATGCATGAAACTTTGCAGGAATATTTAGAAAAATGTCTTCGTATCTCAAAATCACAAGCTGATAAGATGATGAATCTAAATGAGATGTTGAAGCAAAAAATGAGGACTCTTTACTTAAAAGAATCCAATAACGGAGAGCTACCAATTTGTTCAAAAGATGAATTGGTAGAATTTCTAAACGATGGTAATATCATATTAGATTATTTCCAAAAACGGGCTAACTTTAATAAATTCTTTTCTCTAAAAGATGATGAGTTGGTTTCAATAGAACAACCGATAAATGCTAAAATCAAAGAGAATATAAACTTTTTAGGATTTTTAGATTTAGTAATACGGAACAATTCCAATGGTAGATATAAAATTATAGATTTTAAAACTGCAACAAAGGGGTGGAGTAAATATCAAAAATCCGATCCTGTTAAGAACGCACAATTACTTTTGTATAAAAAACTTTATTCCGAAATGATAGGAGTTTCTATTGATATGATTGATGTTGAGTTTATCATCCTAAAAAGAAAGATTTCAGAAAGTTTAGATTTTACAGTACCACGTATTAGTAGGCATGTGCCAGCGAGTGGAAAGCCATCTATAAATAAAGCATGGAATTCATTTATAGAATTCGTAGATAATGTTTTTGATGAAAATGGCGCATATAGAATTGATATTGAGTTTCAAAAACAACCATCAAAGTTATGTGGGTGGTGTGAATTTTATGGAACACATTGTGATGGAAAATAATTTTTTGTATATATATGTATATACACAAATTATTAACTATGATAGACTTAAAACTAACTACTGTAAAGGTTATTAAAAAGTTATATGATGAGGATTTTAAAATAGCTACCATCAAAGGTGGCATTAACTTTCAAAAACTCGTAAATAGAACTTTAGACCTATACACTACAAATGAACAATTTAGAAAACAATTAAACGAATACACCAATTTACAGATCAGTGGTTCGCAATTTTAAAAATTAATTAAACAGTTATGGCAAAAAAGAAGATTCTCTTATTATCTGATGATTTGAGAATGGCAAGTGGTATAGCCAATGTTTCCAAACAATTAGTATTAGGTACATTGGATAAGTACGATTGGGTTCAATTAGGTGCGGCAATTAAACATCCCGAAGCGGGTAAAGTATTAGACCTAAATGATAGTGTTAGAGAACAAACCGGTGTAAAGGATGCATTGGTTAAAATTTATCCATTTGATGGGTATGGTAATCCTGAAATTATTCGGCAATTGTTGATGGTTGAAAAGCCAGATGCAATTCTCCACTTTACTGATCCGAGATATTGGATTTGGTTATATGATATGGAGCACGAAATACGTCAATCAGTGCCAATTTTCTTTTATCATATTTGGGATGATTTACCGGATCCAAAATACAATAGAAATTATTACGAAAGTTGTGATTGGATTGGCTGTATATCTAAACAAACTTATGGTATTACTAAAAGAGTTTATGGGTGGGATAAAGAGGCATATTGGGAAACTGCCAAAGATTGGCAAGTAAGTTATGTTCCACATGGTATTAATTCCGAATTGTATAAGCCGGTAGATGTGCCTACTGAATTTAAACAATCTATTTTTGGCGATAAAGAATACGAATTTGTTTTATATTGGAGTAATAGGAACATCCGTAGAAAACAACCGATTGATGCTATGTTAGCATTTGAAGAGTTTAGAAAGGCACTACCGGAGGATAGAAGAGATTCAGTATGTATGTTGATGCATACCAATCCTGTTGAAGAACATGGTACTGATTTACTTGCAGTGGCTAGAGATTTGATGCCAGATGCGAATATACTATTTTCATCAAACCGCTACACAGAGACGGAATTGAATTACTTATATAATATAGCAGATGTTACAATCAATGTTGCATCAAATGAAGGATTCGGATTAACAACTGCAGAATCGGTAATGGCAGGGACTCCGATTATATTAACGGTAACAGGTGGGTTACAAGACCAATGTGGGTTTAGAGAAAGAGGAACGGGAAAACTATTAACCGCCGATGATTATGTAGAGATTGGTTCATTGCATAGTAAACACAGAAAAGCAGGTGTAGTTTGGGGGGATTGGGTTAAACCAATTTGGCCGGTAAGATCAACAACGGGTTCAGTTCCTACTCCATACATCTTTGATGATAGAGTTGATTTTGAAGATATTGCACCTTTAATTATGGATTGGTATAGGATTGGTAGAGAAGAAAGAAAAGCAGCCGGATTAAAAGGTAGAAAGTTCTTTTTAGGAGAAGGTAAGTTAAGTAAAGAAGCAATGTGCGATGCGTTAGTTGATGGTATGGAAACGGCATTTGAGAATTGGAAACCACGTCAAAAATATAAATTAATAGAGTTATAATATGAAACCAACATTAGTATTTCAAGCACCAATAGCAACGAGAAGTGGATACGGTGACCACGCTAGAGATTTGTTGCATTCATTATATAAGTTAGATAAATTTGAAATTAAAGTTATTAGTACTCGTTGGGGGCAAACTCCAATGGATGCTCTTAACTATGATAACCCATTTCATAAGTGGGTAGTAGATAGTATAGTACCCCAAATTACAGATAAACCGGATGTGTATATACAGGTAACCGTACCAAATGAATTTCAACCATTAGGAAACTATAACATTGGAATTACTGCGGCAATTGAAACAACACATTCTCCATTAGATTGGGTACATGGTTGTAATAGAATGGATTTAATTATAGTACCATCAGAACATTCAAAAAAGAGTTTAGTAGATACGGTTTATAATGAGGCTGATAATAATACAAAACAATTAATAGCGCAACATCGGATTCAAAAACCAGTTGAAATTCTTTTTGAAGGATTTGATGAAACGGATTTCGGAACAGACGATTTTGAGTACGTAACTGAATTAGACGCAATCAAAGAAGAGTTTGCATTCTTATTCGTAGGACATTGGTTAAGGGGCGATTTAGGCGAAGATAGAAAGAATGTGGGAATGATGATTAAAACATTCGCAATGGCATTCAAAAATGAAAAGGTTAAACCCGCATTGGTTCTCAAAACATCATTCGCTGGATTTAGTGTGATTGACAGAGAAAATACCATTAAAAAAATTAGAGAAGTATTAGGAAAAGATTATAAATCAGTTCCAGTTTATCTTTTACATGGCGATTTAACCCCATCTCAAATGAATGGATTATACGAGCATCCAAAAGTAAAAGCAATGTTAAACTTTACAAAAGGTGAAGGATTTGGCAGACCTCTATTAGAATTTAGTTTAACAGGTAAACCTGTAATTGTATCTAATTGGAGTGGGCATTTGGATTTCTTAAAAGAAGGTGCAGTATTATTAGATGGTGAATTGAAGGAAGTACATGAATCGGCAGCAGACCAATTCTTATTAAAAGAGGCAAAGTGGTTTAATGTTAATATTTCAAAAGCATTAACATCTATAAAAGATGTTTATAAAAACTATGACAAGTACAAAAAAGAATCTATAAAATTAGGAAAGAATAACAAAAAGATTTTTGGGTTAGAAAAAATGACAGAAGGATTTAATGAAATATTAAGTAGATACGATATTTATAATAAAATACAACCTAAGTTTCAACAACTCCAGTTACCTAAACTAAAGATGCTAAATAAAAATGAGTAATTATACCCCATTATATAGACGATTTATAGATGATAGAAACATCATTACCCCGAATCAAATGGTTCGGGGTAAATTCTATTTACTTAAAGAGTATGAAAGAGTAGATGGTACGATTAGTAGATATAATGAAGCAACTGCGCCTATAATATACACTCTATTTGTTTCAAAGGCAAAGGATATAGTCCACGCAGTTAAAGTAACAAATGTTAGACCTGACCTTATAAAGCGATTTTTTGGTAAATTTGTAAATGAGAGTACTGAAAAAATACAAATGAGAGGTGGAGCTAAAAAGTTCTATCAAAGTGTTGTTAGTAGAGTTCCCATTATTACAAATGATGCATATAGGACATATAAATTAAATGGGATAAGTAAAATTGTTGAATTAAATATGGATGTTAATGAAATAACCCCACGTCATATGAATGTGGAAGGAATAGATGAAGCATCTCAAGTAAAAAATAAATAAATATGACATCAAAAGAATACGTTATATGGCTTAAAGGTTTTGTAGAAGCCTGCCACGAATACGCGCCAACTCCAAAACAATGGGATGCGTTAAAAGATAAATTGGCAGAGGTTAGTGATGAACCAACACTAACTTTTCCAATCAATACTCCAAATACTGCACCAATACAAACATTACCATTTATCCAACCATACAACCCATCTAACCCATATACAATAAATTGTGGTAGTGGTTCATCTGGAACAATAACAACAACACCTGGTGGTGGTTCTATTACATACGCAACACCACAATTTGTAACATTAACTACAACAGGAACTGCATATGGGTATCCAAGTGGGAGTACAATGAGTTATACGAATGCAACTAATATACCACCATATACAACCGGTGATGGCATGGATGATATAATATAAAACAAAATAATATGAAAATAAGTTATGCTATAACTGCGTGTAATGAAGTAGAAGAAACTATAAAATTAGTTACACAGTTATTAAACTACAAAGGAAATACATCTGAAATTGTAGTTCTATTGGATACACCCAAAGCTCCTATTGAACTGATTGAATATTTAGAATTACAAGCTAATGCGGATCATATTACTCTAATTGAATCAGAATTTGATAATGATTTTTCTCAATGGAAAAACTTATTAAATTCACAATGCAAAGGTGATTGGATATTTCAGTTGGATGCAGATGAATTACTATCGCCAAATCTTATTGTAAATTTAGAAGATATTTTGAATACAAATGAAGATAAAGAACTAATTGTAGTTCCGAGAATAAACATTGTAAATGGATTAACCGATTCGCATGTTAAAAAATGGGGTTGGAATGTTAATGAAAAGGGTTATGTTAATTTTCCAGATTTTCAAACCCGTATATTCAAGCGTTCTGATAAAATTGGATGGAGTGGTAAAGTGCATGAAAGAATAGTTGGATTTACATCATATACATCTTTACCAATTGATGAGTTATATTGTATCCAACACATCAAAGATATAAAACGACAAGAAACTCAAAACAATTATTACGATACATTATAATGATACACATATACTATCACATCTATGCAATAGAAGGAGTTGAAAAAATAGTAGATGAGCAGGTAAATCTTATAGAGAAATTTATAGATTCACCATATATCCTTAATGTAGGAATATCAATTGCAGATGATAACTCCCCAACTGATAAAATTATAGAAAAGTTTTACAGTTACCGAAAACCAAATTATAGAATTAGAGATATACGTTCTAAAGGACATGAACTGGTTACATTGGATTTGATAGAAAAAGATATAGAAAAATTTGGAGATACCGATTATATTTTATATCTTCATACAAAGGGTGCATCTAAGCAAAGTGATAACCGAATAGAAAATATAACTAGCTGGAGACATTTAATGAATTATTATAATATAGAATTATGGCGAGATGCGATAACGGTTTTTAATAATTCAACTTATAATACATACGGTGTATTATTTGGTAAATGGGGTAGTTGGATACTGTATAGTGGAAACTTTTGGTGGATGACCGCTAAGTATGCAAAAACATTAAATTTAGAAGGGATTAAAAAAACTAGTAGATACTCGGCAGAACATTCGTTTATACAAAGCGGAAAAGATTGGAAACCGTATTCTCCATATAATAGCAATGCATCTGATATTTATTCACAATTATTTACAAGAGATGAGTATGCAAAATAAAATAACATTCATATACGATTACAAA